CGCCGACTTGTCCAATATCGAAGCACGTTTGTTGGCCTGGATTGCAAAGGAGGCTGATCTACTTGACGCTTTTGCATCAGGTAGAGATGTGTACTGTGAGTTCGCGTCCCAAATATATGGACGCACGATTACTAAAGACAATGCACTAGAAAGATATGTCGGCAAGACAGCAATTCTAGGGCTGGGCTATGGCATGGGACACCAAAAGTTCCAGGACACGCTGAAGTCAGGGTCGCCATCAGTTGACGTGTCGGACAGCACTGCAGCTCAGATTGTTACGCAGTATCGTACTATGTATCCAAACATACCAATGTTATGGGCACGAGGTAAAGAGTTGCTATTCAATATGGGTGCTCAAGAAAACTACGGGTCAAAGTATGGGCCGCTAACTATTGCACGAAATAGATTAGTATTACCTAACGGTATGTCACTTAACTACCCAGAGTTACAATACATAGGTGGAGAGTTTTTATATTCTACATCTAAAGGTAAGGTTAGAACTTACGGTCCGCGTTTGGTAGAAAACATTATTCAAGCACTTGCACGAATAGTTATCACAGACCAAATGCTGGAGATACAAGCAATGCCTGAGGTTGATGTAGTTATGCAAGTTCATGATGAGATTATTGCTATTGGGTCAGAAGTTAACGCAGATGATACAATGGATAAGATATTACAAATTATGAAAACCACACCTAGCTGGTGCAAAGATTTACCACTAGACGCAGAAGGAGGCTTTAGCCAACTTTATGACAAATAAAAATTTAATACTTACCAGAAAAATCGGTGACCGTGTAAAAGTTTACACAAATCGTGGAGACTTATGCACGATTACTGTAACTAACATTACACAAAAGGCATGCAAACTAGCCTTTGAAGCCGACGATTCTGTACGTATAGACAGAGAGGAAGTATACTCAAAGAAGGAGATTAACAAATGAAGATTACTTTTTTACAAGCAAAAAAACGCCTTGCTAAAGAAATTACTGAGCAAGGTTCAAAACCATATCCACTAGTCAAAAACTTTACTTCACGAGAAGAAGACATAAGTGTAGACAAGAAAGGATTTAATAAATTATTTCGTGCATTATGTGACGCAGCAGAAGAAGGTGCGTGTATGCACAAAGGACCCCTGAAGCGACCGATCGTAGATGAGTCTCGTGCATTTTTGTCCGACAGGTCCGTCCCTACAGAACTGTTAGTCATAGATATTGATGGACTACGTGCAACACCAGGAGATGACCTTCAAGCTATGGCCGACCGTATCGTGCTTCAGTTACCTGAAATATTCCACGACGTGTCGTACATAGTGCAAGCAAGTGCGTCACTAGGTATTAAGAAAGATACTGTGTCACTACATCTTTTCTTTCTTATGGATATGCCTGTACACCCAAAAACACTGAAAGATTACTTACGCTTGCTTAATTACGAGTGTGAGTTTCTTGCAGAACAAATAACGTTGTCGGCCAACGGTCAAAGCTTGTCTTGCGTGTTAGACCCGTCAGTTGCAGACAACAGTAAACTAATTTATCTAGCACCGCCTACATTTAACGGCGTGCAAGACCCCTACCCTAACGGTAGGTTTGTGAAGGTTGACCGTGGACACACTACTCTGCCGATCTCCTCATCTTTGGTTGGGGTAAATCCCGAAAGAGTTCATACTCTTGGTTTGCAAATCAAAGATAATCTCAGGAAGAAAAGTAATCTGCCTAAAAGAGCAGGGAAGTTGTCTACGGTTAACGTTGCTGGTGAGTCGCACGAAGTGTTAAACAACCCAGACAATATGACTATACAAATATCACGTGTAGCAGAACCTTTCGTAAACTGCAATGTAAACGGAGGCGATAGCGGTGGTTATTATTTTGTACTAACTAACCCGCATTACATGTATAACTTCAAAGGCGAACCTATTTGGGAAATAGAAAAAGCTGACCCAGATTTTTATAGAAGTATCTTTGAGATATTCGCCGACAAAATAGATAACGAAACCAAAAAGAAACCTGTAGTGTTACGTGACTTTTTCACAGACACTTACTTTAACGGAGTATTTGATGAAACAAAACAACAATTCGACGATGAGTATCCGCTCACGCCTACTAACAAAAGTTCAATCAACGATTTCTTACGCTCTCATGGGCGTCCTAATGCTGATTATATTCCTGATGCCAGGGTCATTTTTGATCCTAGCAATGACAAGGGGATACAGTTGGACGAAGTCCCGTACTACGTAAATCTATTTAGAAAAACTTCGTACATGATGAGCCCTGAAGAAAACGTAAAGGAACTTACATATGGCGAAGCGATACAAATACAAAATGTTGCACCTAATTTTTACAAGTTAGTCATGCACATACTTGGCGACGGTAAACCTGAGTTTGAACATTTTATTAATTGGCTTGCATACATATACCAGAACAAACGCAAAGCAATGACCGCGTGGATATTTACGGGCGTACCCGGCACTGGTAAAGGTTTGTTTACACACAAAATATTAAAACCATTATTTGGTGAACAACAAACACCAATGCGTTCATTAGAGAATATAGAAGAACAATTTAACTTATATATGAGAACTGCTTTGTTCTTAGTAGTAGATGAGTTTCGTATGGCAGACTCAGGCTCTGTAGGTAAAATGGCTGATAAATTAAAACATCAAATAACAGAACCTACTTTAACAATCAGAGCAATGCGTACAAACCAAATCGAGCTGCCGTCTTTCACGAACTTTATCTTTCTTACTAATAGAGCAGATGCAGTTAAGATTGAAGATTCGGACAGAAGATACAATGTAGCCCCACGACAAGAAACGAAATTAGAGGTTGCACATAAAGATGTTATAGAAAACCTAGAACTACTAGAACAAGAACTATATGTCGTGTCAGGCATACTGCAGAAGTTCCAGGTAGACGCACGAATGGCTCATACAGCTTTAGAAAACGATGCAAAGAAAGAAATGAAAGAAGTATCTATGTCTATATTAGAAGAGTTTGCAAATGCAATACGCATACGCAACTTAGAATATTTTACAGATGTATTAGATATACCTCTTACAAACACATTTGACGCTGGTGGCATAAGCACAGCACAAAGGTATGTAAAAGATTGGTTAGCAAGGTCTGACCAAGAACAAGTTATACCACTAGCACACTTTAAAGTTGTATATGATGCTATGACCGATAGTCGCAACACCATATCGCAACGTGAGTTCGCAAAACGTATGTCACGACTAAATATTAAAACATCACGTAAACGTGTAAGTAAGGATCGTAACGCTGGTATACCACGCGGAGTTGTATTGGTTTGGAAAATAGACAATAATACAAAAGACGAACTGATAAAAGAACACTTTGATGAGAGGGACTTGGGTTTAATCAATGGAGACGAAACAAACCAAGCGTCCAGACCTAATCTCAACGGTTGAGGTCACGGAGGACTTAGAACTGGGTTACATCCCAGCTTGGTCCTATTCCACATTAAAAACCTTTGAGCAATGCGCTTACAGGTCTTACATAGCAAAAGTGAAAAAAATAGCAGAAGATTATGGTCCAGCTGCGGCCCGTGGCACCGTCATTCATGACGAAGCAGAACGGTACGTAAAAGGACAATTAGGAGAGTTACCTGATTCTTTACGCAAATTCGAAAAACAATTCAAAGTATTACGTGAGTTGTATGAAGAAGCTAAAGTAGAGACTGAAGGTGAATGGGGCTTTACCCGTGCGTGGGAAACGACTGGCTGGTTATCACCTGACACGTGGGGACGTATCAAATTAGATGCGTTCGTACATGAGTCAGAAACATCAGCACGCGTCATAGACTACAAAACAGGTAAAGCATATGGAAACGAAATCGCACACAGCCAACAAGCACTTATATATGCTATTGGCAGTTTCTTTCGTTTTCCAGAACTAGAGATAGCCAAAACCGAGATATGGTATCTTGACCACGGCACAACTCTAGAACAAGTGTACACAAGGGACGAAGCTATGGTCTTCATGCCCAAGTTACACGACAGAGCGATCACAATGACCACCGCAATGAAGTTCCCACCGAACCCCAGCAGTTACAACTGTAAATGGTGTTCTTACGGTAAAGGTGAACATCCTATTTGTGAGTGGGCAGAAACGTGATATAATAAAAGTAACGAAGAACGATTAACATATAAGGAGTAACGATGGACGAGATACCTGTGGCTTATAGCCACCAACAAAAGACTACTAATTTCATAGTAGCAAATCCACAATGTATGATAACGTCAGACCCAGGCACTGGTAAAACACGTGCAGTCTTGGACGCACATGTTATACTTGGGGGTAAGACATTAGTCTTAGCGCCACTTTCAATATTGGAAGCAGCGTGGGTAGAGGACATACTTAAGTTCCAACCCAATATAAAATATGGAGTAGCATATGCCAAAAACAGAGAAAAAATCTTCAAAGAAAATGACCTTGACATGGTCATCACTAACTTCGAAGCTGTCAACTTCCTATGCAAAAATAAGCAGTACCTTAAGCAATTCGATACAATCGTTATTGATGAGTTCACCGCTTTCAAAAATAGGACAGCCAAACGTAGTAAAAATCTCAAAGATATTATCCCATTCTTTACTAATAGGATTGCCATGTCTGGTACTCCTAATAGTAATACTATACTAGATATATGGCACCCAGCACTGCTGGTTGATGATGGTGAAAGACTAGGCGCTAGGTTTTATGCGTTTAGAAACCAAGTGTGCACTCCTGTGTTCAATGGTTTTGCTAACGAATGGAAAGACAAACCAGGCGCTGAAGATGCAGTAGCGAATAGATTATCTGACATTACTATACGTTACGCGTTGTCCGAATGTATGGACCTACCTGACAACATTACACGAACAATCAATACAAAACTAACACCACAAGTACAAAAACAATACAACTTGTTGGCCAATGATTCTGTGTTGTATACCAAGTCAGGTACAGTTAACGCTATACACGCAGGTGCTCGTGTCAAGAAACTACTGCAGCTCGTTACGGGCGCAGTGTATGATGAAGACAGTCTTGTACAATTCATACACCAAGAAAGATACGACATAGTCATGACGTTGGTAGAACAACGTCCACATTCACTGGTAGCATTCAACTGGCGACACGAACGCGATGCTTTAGTTGCGTTAGCAGAAAAACAAGGTATTACATACGAAGTTATTGATGGTGAAGTCAAAGCAGAAAAACGTAAAGATATAGTTGCACGCTTTCAAGCTGGGCAAATACAAATGTTATTGTGTCACCCACAGTCAGCATCTCATGGACTTACACTTACACGTGCGGCCACCGTTATCTGGTGTTCGCCCACGTACAACGCTGAACACTACCAACAGTTTAATCAACGTATCTATAGAGCAGGTCAAACACAAAAGACCGAAACTATATTGATACAAGCACGAAACACTTGGGAGCCCGAAGTGTATAAGAAGCTTAATACTAAGCTAGGGCGAATGGAAAACTTGCTAAACATTTTACAGGAGGTAAAACATGGCAAAGAAACTTAATGACTTATTAGCCGAGTACGGCACAGTGCGAGATGGTATCAAAGACCTACAAGCACAAGAAAAAGAACTAAACACACTTAAGCGTGAGCTTGAGAGTCAGATTGCTATTAGAATGACCGAAGAAGGTCTTGATAAAATTTCTAATGGTGGTCGAACAATTTCATTGAAGAATGAGATTGTACCTGACGTGCAGGATTGGGATGCACTACAGCAACATGTGGCTGAAACTGGTGAGTTTGAGCTGTTGCATAGACGTGTATCCGCTACTGCATATAGGGAAAAGGTAGCACTAGGTGCGGACGTACCTGGTGTTAGCGAAAGGGAGTTGACCCGTATTAATTACAGGTCAACGTAATATTAACGAATATCGAATAACGATGGAGGAAAAACGAATGTCGAACGATATAAGTATAATAACGAGCACGATGCCCGCTCATATAAAAGAGGGCTCAGGTATGGGTAATGAGAATGTGACATCTGATCACGTCTCAATACCTAGAGTAAAGCTACTTCAAAAGATGAATAACGAGGTAGACCCAAACCACAGTGAGTACATTGAGGGCGCCAAAGAAGGCGACTTCATAAACACTGTGACTGGCGAAAACTATGGTTCATCTCTAGTAGTAGTCAACGCACACTTCAAAGAAGAGTATGTTGTATGGAGAAAAAGAACTGAAGGTGGAGGCTTAGTTGGGAACTTCCCATCTAAAGCAGAGGCTTCTCAGTATCTTGAAGATAACGGGCTTGACGCAGATAAGCACGATATCACCCAGACTCACATACATACGCTGTTGCGTATAGATGAGAAAACAAATGAGGTAGCTGACATACCTTTCTTGTTTGATTGTGCGTCATCTAAACTAAAAGTTTCAAGAGATTGGAATGTCCAATTGTTGAAACTAGGTAGAGATGTTAATAGATTCTCTTGCACTTGGAGAATGTCTTCAGTACCACAAAGCAATGCAAAAGGTACTTGGGTTAACATCGATATCGAAAATGTCGGTTGGTTAAAGAAAGAAGCCTACGATAAAGTAGAAGCTTTCTATAACAATACTTTCGTTAACAACAGTTAACGTTCGTGCGTGTGGCTTACGACAGATTGTGTCGTAGGCCCACATGCGTTATACTTCTTATGTGCGTGAAAAGGAGTTCATCAACAAAGTGCATAAGCACTTACCTACAGCCATCTATCGTTGGAAAATAAACGACGCTTACCACGGTGGTGTACCAGACGCATTCTACGCTGGTAAAAAGAATCATTGTTTTATTGAATATAAGTATCAAGATACCCTACCTAAAAAATCCACATCTCAAATTAAAATAAACCTTACTTCACAACAACGCCTTTGGCTAAACAATGCTAAAGAAAATAATATTATTTGCTATGCCGTGCTTGCCTCTGGTGATGCCGTGCTAATGTCTAACAAGTTCGATCAAATATCTATAAGTAAAGAAGACTTTGATAATGAAAGTATAACCTTTAAAAAATATATAGACCGTTTAATAAATATCTGCCTGGAGGTAACAAATGACTGATTATGTAAACTCACCACCCCACTACAATAGTGGCAACATAGAATGTATTGATGCAATAGAAGAAAGTATGACACCTGAAGCTTTCAAAGGTTACTTAAAAGGTAACATAGAAAAGTATATGTGGCGTTATGAGAACAAAAAAGGCCTACAAGATGTCTTAAAAGCCGAATGGTACTTAAAAAGACTGATAAAAACCCTAGAAAAAGAAGAAACGCTGTCTGACGCACGTACAAGCCCGCCAGGCGATTTTATATAGTTTTGGACCTAAGGCCTTAGTTACCTTAACAAAACGCGTTACGCGCGATTCTATGAGGTCATTTTTTGCCAGCTTTGCGATTTCTGGCGAAAGAACGGTTTTTTGATCGTCTAACTAACTTTAAATTAGATTTTTTATAATTCATAGGATTTCCGTCTTTATGATGAACATCTTTCCCATCTCCTTTCTTAGCTTTGCCTGCTCTAATCATCATGCGACGAACTTTATTTCGCATAGCACGACGTTTCTTTTGTTCAGGTTTACCTTGATAATTCTTATATTCTTTCTTGTAGTTCCTAGCCATCTATATAGTATACACGGTCAAAGGTTCTTTCTTGCCTTTTACTTCTATAGTGTCGTGTAGCCAGGCTTGATCTACATGAAGGGCTGTACGTTCTCCAATAAGTATATCTACACCTGCTTCTTTAGTTGCGCTTTCTAATCTTGCAGCAGTGTTTACTGCATCTCCTATGGCCGAGTAATCAAACCTCGTGTCACTACCCATGTTACCAACTACAGCTTCGCCCGTGTTGACGCCAATGCCTATGGCAATCGGTTCAGGCAATTCGTTCTGTAACAGCTGCATTGCAGTGCGCATGTCCTGGGCACAGGCGACAGCACGTTTCTCATGTTCATCTAATGTTAAGGGGGAATTAAAGATGGCCATACATGCGTCGCCTATGAACTTATCAACCATGCCCCCATGTGCTTGTATACATGTAACTTGTTCGGTCAACACTCTATTCATTATTTCAGTAACCTGTTCTGGCGGTAGCTTCTCTGATAGGTTTGTAAACCCCCGAACGTCTGTGAATAAAAATGTGCAAATTTTTTTCTCGCCACCTAGTTTTAATAAATCAGGATTGTCCTGTAGTTGTTTTACTTGCCTTGGGTCTAAATAGTGTTCGAACTGTTTCTTAATTTGCTGTCGTAATTTGTATTGTTCTCCAAAGCGTAACCAAAACTCTTGTACAGATATAAGTGTCATTGATACTGTACTATAACTAAAGTCTATGAGTATATTATTTCGTGCAAACCATACGCTAGCTGCAAACTGCACGACATATAAAAGTCCGACCCCCGCCATAGAACCTGTAACAGGTGATAATCGTATTATAACTATTGCTAATGATAAGACCCCCACTAATATAAGTAATTCATATAGTAGAGCTGCCCCTGGTATCTGCGGTACATCAACCATCATGCTCTCTGCTAGAGCTGCTTGTACGTGGTGTGGGTATTTTAACCCGTCGCTCGTGGCGATCTGCGGCATCACACCTTTTGCACTAACGCCTATAAACACAAACTTATCTTTTACATCCATGTCGGACAGTGTTGTGCTAGGTGTATCTATCCAAGACACCCAACGTTTTCCTAAACCATCTACTGGTATCTGTGCATAGTTAGGCAAAGTAAGTTCTTCTATCTGTGCCTGCTTAGTTTTTATTATGTAAGTGTCTGAACCAGACAGTATCTTCATAACTTCTATACCAAATGAAGGTGTCCAACCATCTGGAGTTTGCAAAAGCAAAGGCAACCTACGCACTAAATTATCTACATCTGTTCGTGCAACCGCTAATCCCTGACTAGTTGCTTGCGACAGTTCAGGCACATTACCAATCACACCTTTAGATTGTATAGTTTGTACGGGTATACCATCTCCTAATATAACTGTGCCTACTGTGGGTGGGTATTCTCCAGTATCATTTTCAAACATAGCTATGACACTATTAGTGCCTGCCAACGCTGTAGCAAAAGCTTTGTCACCACCAAACCTATCTGCCTGAGGAAAGGCGACGACCCAACCCACGCCCATAGCTCCTGCGTCTATGAGGTCCAAATGAATACGTGCAAGGTCTTGACGTGGGAAGGGCCAGCCGCCCATCATGGAAACATCTTCTTCTGTTATGTCTAACGTAACAAACACGCCACTTGGTTCTGGTGTTTGCACAAGAGCGTCAAATGTTTTTAGTTTAAGTATTTCTAGGGCTTGCCAGTTAAATAACAAAGGTATGCATAGTATTGGTATGCTAAGTAACGAAATCCATTTCTTCATCCTGACCCCTGTGTGATTGTAATGGTAGAGTTGCCTCCACCGTTTACTACAATCTGTTGATATTTACCGTCCTGTATTAATATTATAGTGTACCCCTGTGACGCATCTACGGTCAACTGGGCATTCTGCACAACCTTTCTTTGAAATGCTATTGCATCTCCTTGTAGCAAGGTAATTATTTGTGTCTCTAAGTCTTGTCCTATCTCCGTGCCTTGTACTAATGTGCCTGTGGATAAGTTGTCCGAATCAAGTTGATCTATTTCTTCTATAATTGCTAATAGGTCTTCAAAGAAGTTTACATCTAAAAAGTTAATATCTAATTCGGTAAACTCTAGTGCATCTTCAGCTAGGTAATCTATCTCTAGGTCATTAAACTCTAGGTAATCTATATCTAATATAGCTCCACTATCTGCCACGGACGCTGTGGATGTTTCTGTGGATAAGTTTTCTTCGTCTGGTGGGCTAACAATCAACATGTTATCTATGATATCTAAGGTAAGGTCTAAGATAACAGGTTTGCTAGGGTTGCTTTCCCACACTTCTACTGTGGTAGCTTGATAAGGTTTGTTAAGAGTAACA